GGGCATAATTTTGGGATTAACCCTTTCTTCATATTTCTCCAAAAAATCCTAATCCCCAACTATGGCACTGCTTGTGCCTAGCCGTTGCTACTTATCTATGACATGTAGCATGCTGCCAACTCTGGCAGCCACCTGGGTAGAGTAAGTCCTCTATCCAGTTTTGAAATTACTTTCCAATTTGTGTACATTCCCATTATCTCAGCGGACATGTACGGTGTGGGTGTGTACTCTAGCGTATCACCCTTGAGTACCGATAGGTACCTCATCACCTGCTTCACTCTGGTAACCGGTATCATGTATCTACCAGCTACTCTGCTCGCTATCCTTTCTACTGACTGGTCGTCCATGAACCTCGTAATCTTAACTAGCTGTCCCAGCTCAGACAGCAGCGCCTGGTCCTCGTGACTCAGTTTCCAGTATTGCTTATCAACGTCCCTCGGCGACACGGATACCAGCTGAGCACGTTGGAGCTCATCAGCATGCCTGTGCCAGGTGGAAAGATTCCATTCCGCCAGCCTGACCTCGAGCTCTAACTCAGCATGCTGCAGATCCACATTCTTATTGCCTGATACGATGTACCCTGCTGCTGTGGTGCTTATTGCCCTAGCCTTACCCCTTGACTTCCAGGTAACACCATAGTCTGATTCGACTTTGGAAACGTAGTCCTTTGATCCCTTGAACCTGTTGTGCGCCTTTGCATCCAGTATTTCCTTAGCCACTTGATCAACCTCGCTTTCGGCTTCCGACTCACTATAAGCTCCGGAACCCGTGCTTCGGTTGGTGGGAAAGAAGGGCATCTTGTATATTGGGTACAGTGCTAACCCTCCGTGTGCTGCTGACGTGTACAGGTATGTGAGTACCTTTCTTCGGCCCAGAGCTCCCCGCCTTACCTCATAGACAGCAAGATCCTCAAACAGCCACTGGCATAGCTTGCGATTGAATTGCCTATGTGCTAAGGTGGCGAATCCCTCGTATAGCTCGCGTATCCTTATCTTTCCTGCCGATGCGCTGTTCGATTCTATGTTACCCCCGACAAGCATCGCTAGTGCGCGGGTTGGGCACCCGAGTACTTTCCCGTTCATATACCACTCACGTAGATATTCACTACCTCTTCTTGAGATCAATTGCTTTATCGGGTTCAGCTCTTTGCCTACTAGTGGTATCACTGCGATATATGACTCTGCTTCCTCACGTGACACAGTTTCGTTCCATCCGTCATCGCCCAGCTCAAAGTTCTTCCTCATGGTGATGGGGCATCCCATAAGGCTGAGTGTCTTGACATAGTGCCTTCGAAGTGCTACATTCATTATGGTGTTGAAACCTGTTGTAAATACTACTCCCGAGAACATGCCGGTCGTAGCCCTATGCCACTCCTTGGTATCCGGCTGTAGCCAGTACTGGTTGAGAAAGCTCTTCTTATACCAGGTATGTATGCGCAGGAACTCCTCCGTTGGCTGAAATCCTTGTTCAACTGCTACCTCAAGCATACACTCAAGCATGATCTCTTGCTGCTCACCAGTATGGGTAGCACCAAAATCTGGATAGTCCGCACACACTTTGTATGACTCCTTGTCCTGTGAAGCGCTGCGTCGGGTCTCCTTCTCTTCCAGTAGCTGGAAGTTTGGTTTATTCATGGTTGCCGAGTCCAGGGTCATTGTCTTCTCCAGGTACATGCTTATGTACGTGCCAATAACATAGTGGCTGTAAGCACTCGCCTGTATGGACCTGATCTTACCATTCTCCTTCTTCTTGTCGTGCACTTTAGCAAGGTGTACTGGCTCCATGTCTAATACCGACATCATCCAGTCTGAATCGACACGTTCGGCAACGCTTAGCTTCGTAGTGTTCCTGCTGACTTTTAGCCCCATGGATTCCAACTTGGACTTAAGCTCAGGGTCCGTGTCCATCACTGTCTGTTCGCCTGACATTGAGCCCGCTTTCATCCAGACCATGCGGTCAAGGTACACGTCCTTAAATGACTGGACCTTCTTGGCCCTGAAGGTGGCGTGGGCCCGGAGTCCATCCTTGATCATCTCCTTGACGTCGTCCCGACCCATATCCTCGAAACCCTGAGGTCCATACTTCCTAAGCGGAGGCTGCGGCTCTGATCTCTTCTTTACCTCAGCTTCCCAGTCCGACGACCTATGTGGGCTTCCAACTAGACCGCCCAGATATAGGCACTGGACGAAGTCCTCGTCCGTGTGGTCCCAATCCTCGGAGTCCATCCTGCTGCGAATGACGTCGTTGACGGCACTCCACTTCGCGTTCCACTCCCTGTAGCTAGTGGTTAGTAAGCCGTATTCTTTCAAATACTTGTAGCATCTAGGAGTCAGTGTATTCAGAAGTATGTACATAACGACACCAACGGCCCACGAGTTCTTACCCCCTTGGCCATTGATGAGGAAAGTTCCAATATCCTCTCTCTGCTCTTCACTGAGCCCGGGCATGTATTTGACCTTGCTGGCGAGGTTGCCAATGGTATACACGGCCCTCTTCATGTGCTCGTCCTCACCTCGTGGGAAACAAGCGTCCACCATTTTTATCTCTGCATGCCCCTCTGGCATTCTGCGGAGGATATCCTCCCTCTCCGATTTCACTATGGCCATTTGGGCCGCGAGGAATTCATCCTCATTGTACCGGCTAACTGGCTTGGTCTTAGGAGCTGAAAACCCGTTTGGAGCTTTGTACTTTGGAATGGTGTGCTGGTCCACTCCCCCGATTGTCCTCTCAACAGGTAGGGAGGAGTACATGTTCACCAGTGCCCTAACACTGGTAGGTACGAGGATGCGACTATCAGGCCGGGCTCCTCTTGTAACTGTAGACCATGAACCAGATCCCACTCTGTCCTCTTCGGGACCGCCTGATTTCTGGCGTGTATGACTTGGCTTAGCAGGTGCTTTGCCTTTGTCTACAGCTGATCGGGTACGTGTGATATTGTGCTGCCTGTCCGCGGCATAATTAGCACCGCCGTAGGCCTCATCATCCTCATCGTCGTCAGAGTAGTCTGACATCGAGTCCCCGAACTCATCGACACATCCACCTTTGCTCTTTGCCTTCTCAATTGATGAGCGGAGAGAAGCCAGAGCCATAATAACACCACTTGGTTCTTGTACATCAACAGGCAGCTTCACATCCGTGATGAACTTGATGGGCTGCCCCTCTGCGTACATGTTCCACAGCTGGGGTGCGTCATGCATGAATCGGATATCATTGCGGCCATGAGTCCCTTTGTTAGGGTGGAATGATCGCGCATCAGATATCTCGTCATCGTAAAATATGCCGTAATGCTTATTAATTGGATTTGGGCCTGTCATTGACGTAAAGAAATATTCCGACATGACACTTTCGCGCCACGTGAAGTACTTCCTGGATGCTATCTGAGACTTCCTGCCTGACGAAAATAACAGTCCAAGCACTGGGCTCTCGGGTTCCACTCCTACGCTGAGGAAGCTGGAAATCCTGATCGGTCTTGTTTCCCACCCGTTCATCAGCATTTTGGTGAAGTGGACGTGGCTAGTGCTGGTGTACTGGTGGATGAGGGTAGATGGGCAGTTTGTGAACCTCTCCACCACTGGGAAGGTGGTAAGGCCCATTCTCTCGTCCGTCCCGAAGTCGTCCTGGCGTGTGTCGACTGTGGCGTGGAATTGTTTGGCCCGTGGGCCTACACCAGTGGATGTCTCCATAGTGTGAACTATTGACTCGGCCAACGCCTCGGACATAGATGAAGTAAGCCATTGACCTGTAGCCAAAACTACGCGCATGTCGTCGTCGTGGTGCAGTACGGAGCGGCTTCCGGATTGGTCGTAGCCGATATTTACCGTGCCGAGAAGTGTATCCCTGGCATGTGACGGCTTAGGCAGTGAGGTAGATGCAGAGTACGCATCTGACATTAACATAGCCAAGGCTTGGTTCCTGGCGATAGCCATCTGATCCCATAGCCTATTCTCATTGACGTACCGGGTGAGAAGATCTTCTAGATGGCGATGGTCAAGCTTGAAGGCCAGCACTCCGGTTGGGAATGGGACAACGCCCTGATCACCAACTAAGGGGGCAATCCTGAAGGTACCATCCGCCATGAATCTATCAAATGGTGAAAAGATGGCAACCTCAGGTCCCTCAGCCGGCTGGTACTGCTTGATGATCCTCCCATGGCCTGAGAGGTACATCATACATTCGATATCGCTAGACGATGAATCTTTTGGCATCGTAATCAGGCCATTAGGCCTGAAAGTGAGGAACGCATCAACTGCCTCTTTGAATGGGTTCAGCGGCGTTGGTGCTGCTGGACGCAGCAATATACCGTTGCAGACCGCACCATTCATATGAACGTGTGTGTCCTGCCCCTGTTCAAATGCAATCCTTGAAGCGACAACCCTGGTATAGGCGATTACAAGGAAGGCGATGTGGTTATCACCTGCCAGCGTGAACGATAAGGTAGCTGAAAAATATTCATCAGCAGTTATTGAGCTGGTAAGCCTAGATCGGAGGGTGTGCAACTCTTGGGCATTGAATACAGTGTTCATCTTCAATGTGCGGCCAGATGTGGATACACCTGCTGCAATATTGAACATCACAGTGTCGTTCACACAAGTGAGCAACTCCGGTGATCCGTTTGTTGTCCATTGCATGAACTGCCTGTCATCACGCCAGCCTGGCTGGGTCATGAGGGAGTCGGCCTTCCTAGGCCCAATACCCCACCAGCAGCTCAACGTGTAGGAGAGCTGGGCATTGGTGGTGTACTTAATCGAATCAGATATGTCTGACATGAGTGGGAACTCAGCCATCATCTGACCCGAAAGGTTGTGCTTATAATGGTACTCACCCTCTGTGCGAGTAATGAGACCAGCATAACCACGTGAATCCGCCACACCAGCTTGAGAATCGTAATCAAACCAGCCTAACTTAGCAACCTCATCCACTGGATCAGCGGCCTCGGCAGCACTATTAATGACTTGGAATTCATCACCATTCCTGACTGGGTTAGGAAGCGGCTCTGTGGCAGGTGGGTGCGGTGCATCGCCACTGCCAGGTGGGATGACCACAACTGGGGGCTCACCCGTAATGGGCGGGTCAACAGTTGGTTCATTCCCGGTAACCGGTGCCATGCTGGCAGTACTATTGCTACCAGCACCGCCATCGGCCGCAGATGCTTCGTCAGCACCTGCTGTTGTGTACTCCACTCCGATACTGTGGCGGAATAGGCCACCGATGTGATGGTCTTCTTCCTGTACAGTATCATTGCGGTACCGTGCGTAGTCACGCTCACAGGCGATTAGCGCCTCGGAGTTTAGACTACACATCTCATCCCACTCACTGGCAATCGGTCCAAAACGCGCGTGACGAGCACGCTCAGATCCGGCCTTTGCCAGCTCAGCCTCCCGCGATCGGTAATCCGTATCGCGGAACCACTGAGGTACGCACTGCCTGCATCGAGGGCTTGAGTGCTTGAAGCACGTGAACAGCCCCTTCTCAGACCACGGTATAATCTTGTCCCTGCACATCTGAGATGAGCAGGGCAGTTTCCCGACCGTGCGATTGGTAGGACAAGCAAACTTATATGCGCCCTTCACTCTGTCAGCCAGTGCACCAAAGTAGCCATGGCGCGAGTACCCAATGTTGTTAAGGATACACGCCGCATCCCATGTTGATTGCTTGCCAACTACCGCGAGCCACATCTCCTGTGGGAGAACGGGCTTGGCGGCCACCGGCATGCGGTCCTGGACGCGCTTGAAGGAGAAAGAAGCATCACCAAAAGTCATTTTGTATTGCATTTGGTATAGTTTGTTTAATTGTTTTATGGTTTGTTTTGTTTGTATATGTTTGTTTGAGTTATATATATTTTGTTTATGAGTTTAAGGTTGACTTCAGCTTTGATGGGTATCTTATTTAACGAGTTAACCCTTATACTCGAAGTTTGGATGATATGCAAAAGTTGCTCTATCAAAAATCTGTG